TGTGCCTTGGGTTCCAACTCAACATGGGCCGCCCAACTCGTCTGTGCCGAGTCAATCGGCCACACCGGCCCCACTTTGCTGGCCACTTCGTAATCGGCCTGGAAGACGCGCAAAAGCTTCGTTGTTCCCAGCGCTGCCGACGTTGCATCCATAAAAATCGCGACTTCGGTCGGCAGGACTGGCTGAAGGGCAATCTCCGTAGGCGTCGCCGTCAGCGTGATCCCATCAAGCAAACGCTGCCCGATCAGCGATCCCTTGGTCGTGAACTCATCGCGACCAAGGGTATAGCCCCACGAATCGAAAATTCCGTAGCCCATCTCATGCGCTCGCACAGCCGATCCCACCTCCACACTATAGGTGCGCGCCGAGTCCGGGGCCGCCTGCGCCGGCGAAAAGGTCCATTTGTACGCAGTGGTTACGCCCTGCTGCACCGGCGCCGCATAGTTAAAAATCGAAGAGAGCGGATAGACGATGTCTGTATAGACCATCTGCCCCTGCATCCCCGCCGTCGTCCACTCCTTTCCTTGCGCCCCCACTGTCGCGTACTTCCCCCCAAGCGGGCGGTACATCTTCACCGCCGTCTGGATTGCCGGGCTGATCTGCGTCGCCAATAACTTCCGATTGGCCGGCACAATCGTGCCCGGCGTAACCTCCACCCCGATCTGAACAACCTGAGTAATCCCCGCTCGCTCTGACATCTCCTCCTACCTTTCCCATATCTCTCGTCACTGCACAAAAATCCGATACAACCCACCCAAATGCCGATACTGCGTCTCCCCGGCCACCTCCACATAGCGGATCGGCTGTTCCCGCGTACATGCCAGAATCACCCCATCCACCACGCTCCCCGTCTTGCCCTGAAGAACCGTATCCATTCGGTCCGCAATCGCCTTCAACGGCCCATAGCTCGACCCCTGGCCAATCACCTTGATCTGGTAGATCGCGTTGACCATAATCCGCACCGTCCCCACCCCCATCACATCCGTACCATCCATCAACGTGAAAAGGAGATACGGAAACACCGCCCCCTGGGGCGCCACATCGCCATAACAGCGCGTCCCCACCGCCGCCGCCAACGTCGCATCCCCCGTCAACGTCGCATAGAGCCACTGGTCAACCCGAAGAACTTCGATCAACGCACCGCCTCCGTCACCACCTTGGAAAGGCGCCGCTTCAACTTCGCCACCGCCCGCTCGCCCGCCGGCGTCATAAACGGCCGGGCCGGCAGCCGCACCGTCCCAAACTCATGGAAGTGGCCGTAAAACATCAACGACACCACCGACCAACCGCCCCGGATTCGGCGCACCTTAATCCCCTTCACCAGGTCGCCCGTATCCTTCGGCGCCAACCGCCGCGCCTCATCCCGCGCCTCGGTCGCCACCTCCTTCATCGTCGCCGGCGCCGTCACCCGCAACGCAGTCCGCACCGCCGGCAACTGATTTTTTGTAATCTGAAAACTACCCGCCATCATCCATCCTATCTAGCTATTGGTCACTTGGTGGGGAAGACGGAATCGAACCGCCACCAACGCCGCGCCGTGCTTGCCGGCGAGAAGCGCCGCTGCACCCCTCAACACAACGGCAGCGCCAGTGCCGCCAGGCATCCCCAAGACTGACTACGCGACCAACCGCCTAAACCACCTCACGACACATCACCACCTGTTCCCGCTGCCGCCCCTCCGGGTCACCAATCGTGATAATCTCCAACCGCCGCCCAACCCACACCAACCGATGCCGATTCGTCAACACCACCCCGCCGGCCTTAGCGCGCAAATTCACCTTGTGGGAGATCACCCCCTGCACCTGGTCAGCCGCCGAACTAAATTGCTCCTGGCCCATCTGTACGCGCACGCGCCCCCAGACCGTGGCCACCGTCGCCCAGGTCGGCGTCTGCCCACCCATGCCATCGGCCACAACCGTCATCGCCTCAATCGCAATCCGCTCGCGCAACTGCCCAGCCTGCATTGCCAATCTCCTTAGCGCCTGCCACAATGCCCTCCCTTATCAGGGGAGGGCTAGGGAGGGGTCAGCGCACCTCATACAAATACAACAGCGAATCCACCGCCATCTGCACCGCCCCGCTCGACACCGTCACCCCCGCCGATACGACCACCGCCTCCCGGTTCTCATACCAATGGCCAATCAACAACAGCATCGCCTGCTTCAACGGGGTTGGCACCGCCGCCGCCAACCCATAACCCGTGGTATAGGTAATCGCAATCGGCCACTGCGGCCACAACTCAACGGTAGGCCAATCCTGATTGGCTGCCAAGCAGAAGAAGCAATTATCCGGCGTCAATGTGTAAACCGTTGATGCCAATGTCAACGTATTGCCCCCATCGGTCTTATAAGTCACACTGCTAATCGCCCCCACCGGCGGATACGTCAACGCCAGGCACTCCCCTGGCCACCCATCCAGGTGCTGCCGCCACGTCTGCGTACAGAGCGAAATCCAACAGCGCTGCTCCACATACACCCGCGCCGTTGTAATCAGCGCCGTGATATACGTGTCATCATCCGCATGTTCCACCCGGCAATGGGCCTTCGCCTCCGCCAACGTCACCGGCTCCACCGTGGGACCCGTCACCAAAACCGGCAGCATAAGCACCTCACTTGGTCGCCACAATCCAACAGGCTTTCTCCCCGCTTACCGCGGCGTCAAACCAATACTGCTTCAGGTTCCCCGGCAACTCGATGGACGTACCCGGATTCAACGGAAACCCCGAGGTACTCGTCACCCAATTGCCCACAGGATCACCATCCCCAACCCAAATTACACCCGTATTGGCCGGATGCGCCGCCACGCGGACAGCCAAAAGAAGCGGCGTCGCTGTCCCCTGCACCGCCGTGCCGGCCGTGGTCACAGTGATTTGTCCACTCAAGAGCATACATCACCCCTTACTTACGCTTGCGCGTTGTCGGTGCCGTGGCCGTCTCACCCTCCGGCGCAGCACTTGCCTCTTCCTCCACCACAGCCGCCGGCGGAAGCACCGCCTTGCCCATGCGCAACAGCAAAGCCGCCTCCGCCGCACTCACGGCCACCAACTCCCCAGCCTCTCGCGCCACACCCCCCGCCACCGTCCCCCGGACGATCACAACCATCACATCCATCCTATTCCTCCTATCCCTCCCAGCTTTGCGTCAATCCGGTGAAGGGAGCAACCGTCACCCGGTCACCCCCTCACCCTGTCAACTCACTAGGTCGTCAACGCATCCAACATCGCGCTGAAAGAAGCCGGTTGCCGCACCGCAATATCAACATCTTGCAGCACCACCACCCGCACCGTGCCAGTTGTCGAGGCCGTGTAGGGATCAACCAGCAGATCCAGACCGCCCCACATACCCATCAGCAGATCCCGCCAGTTGCCAAAGAAGATCCCCGAACAAACGCCCGTCGATGTCCCCTTGGTCAGCGCCGAACTTACCTGATTGCTCACCAGCGCCCGATAGCCATTCAGCGGCGTCGGCCCATCCTGCCACATCCAGATCCCGGTATTGCTGGCCACTTCGGTCAGCTTCAACCGCCCGCGCACCCGCGTGTTGGTGACGTAGGCCAGATTGCCCACGTCGGCATTGTCTTGTGCGATTTCGGTCTCTAGATTGATTAAATGCGTGCGCGTCGGCGCCAGGCCGTTTATGCCGCCGGCGACGCTGCCAATCCCCGACGTCGCCGCAATCCCACGGGGCTGGTTGCTGGCGCCCGTCCCATGCAACCCGGCCCGATCAATTTCCAGCCCGCTGATCATCGCCAGATCCATGCGCACAAAGGCTTCCACATCAAGGCTGCCCTGTTTCAGCAGCTTGCGACTCATGTCGGTAAAGGCGCCCAACGTTTTGGGGTTCATCGTCACCTGGTCGAACGCTTGCTCACTCTCGGTCGGCGCACCACTTTCCGCCACCCAATAGGCCGTGGCCCCGCCCGTCTGCCGCGGAATCGCAACATCACCCACCAGCCCAGACAGCACCGTAATCCCAGCCTGTTGCAAGACCATCCGGTTGCGCAGCAGATCAATAAAGTTCTGCGCCAGCAAGTTGGTCGCCACCGTATGACCGCCCGCAGTGGCCGTACCCTTCACCAGGTCGCGCTGTTCGCCCGCCATCCAGTCATAAGGGACAAAAAGTCCCTGTGGTGTAATCCCCATGCGCTTGGCCACCGCCTCGCTCGCCTCCAGTTCCAAGCGCGCATTCCGCCAGTCCCCGGTAGCCGCTGCGTTAATCGCCTTCACCAGGCTATACTGGCGGATCTCCTGCGGATTCATCCCAATGTTGGGATCAGCCATCGGCACCGGGCGCACCCCCCGCCGATCCGGCTGCAACATCTGCGCTTCCCGCTGCTGCAACTCCTTCTCGCGGTCAATCTTGGTCTGAAGGCTATCCGCCTCAGTCACCAGGTCGGCATACCGCTTTTCCTCATCAGCGCTCAGATTCCGATTCTCCTTCTCGGCCGTATCCAACAGGCCCCGCGCCAGCGTCACCTTCCCCGCCCGATCATGCTGCCACTGCAAAATCTTATCCATTGTCATCGTCTCCT